GATTTTGAACTCCCCTTTCTTTTGATACTACAATTATAAAGCAAAATGATTATAAAACAATACATTTTTGTCATTTTTTTATGACATTTTTTTGCAAAATGAAAGTTTAAGATAAAAACAAATGGATGCGTTATTGACTTTTCGAACATACGTTCGTATACTTTATGTATCAAATAGAAAGGTGGTATTGGATATGGGAGAGCTTAAAGAGAAAATAATAGAATTAATAGAGAAGTGCATGGACGAGGATGATCTCCGAACCATATATGCATTTATAAAGAGGTTTTTAAGATAAAAGAAAAAGACAAGGGTTTGCGCATTGCCCTTGTCTTTCTTTTTACTTTTTCAGAAGCTTTTCTGCCAGCTTCTGAATTGTGTTCCAGTCGTTTTCATCCAGTTCTGAGATAGCGGCTATGAATCTGTACCGCTGGTCTTTTTCCCCGGCTTTCAGAACATCTGCAAGAAATTCAGCTATCTTTTCATTCTCGGTCTTTTGAATGAACATTTCGCCTTTTCCGGTCTCTAGCCATTCCTCATCAACATTAAACAATTGACAAATAAGTTTAATTGATTGGGTTGATAGATTTCTTTGACCAGTTTCTACTAAAGATATGAAATTTTTAGTTAAACCAATTTCTTTAGCAAACTTTTCTTGTGACATTCCAAGCGATTTTCTCAGCTGTTTTATTTGCTCATACACTTATTATCACCTCCCACTAGTATAATAGTACAAAAATCACACAATGTCAAACAAAATATTTAAAAAATGTTTGACAATACAAACTAAGTATGATATTATAATCACACAAGGTAATACAAACATGAAAGGAAGTGAGTAGATGAGCGAAAAACAGAAAGAATCCCTTACAAGACTGGCTGAAACAGTATCACAGCTGGACAAAGAAAACTTCAACTATATTCTCGGTGTTGCGGATGGTATGGCAATCTCAAAGAAACAGTCGGAAGTTGACAAGCAGATTGCCATGTGTGGGAGCGTTAAATAATGAGAAAGGAGAATCCTATGAACAAAGCAGACATGGAAATTACACCAGAGAGGAAAGCCAAGATTATGGACATTCTGTTAGAGATTTACGAAAGACAGGAAGGAATTAAGCTTGTGGTTAAGGACAAGGCATCATGAAAAATGTAGCAAATGTTTTTATATCTATTGGACTTGGAATCATGTTTCTGGGTGGAATGATGGATGCGGACGGCGTTTATTACATTTTATTAATAATTGCGATTGCGCTAGGTGCTCTGGTTGCGTTGGCTGGATTGGCAATCATGTATGTCGAAAGCAAAATAGAAGAAAAGCGGAAAGCATACTTTTACATGATCCGCCGGAAGGACAAGCTTGACGCTGATGTTGAGTACCTTGGAGAATTTGAGGACAAAAAAATAGCACCCTGAATGTTTTGGCGAACGCAGGTGCTATTTACCGTAGGAATACAAAAGTATTTCTGCGTTTATTGTAACACGTAGTTAAATTTTTGGAAAGCGTGATTTTATGATTTACAGAAAATGCAGAATCTGTGGATGCAGTTTAGATCCCGGAGAGGGAAACATGTGTGAAGAATGCCGGGACGAGCAGCACATGAAGCAACAGCAAGAGAAAGCTGTCAGATACATGGTTTTATCTACAGATTTTAGACAGATGGAAATGGAGGAATTTTTAAATGGCAGCGCCTAGTTTGACATGGAAGGATTTAGGAATACTCAAGGATGCACTGGCAGAATTTGAAAGAACACTGGAAGATTTAGACATAGAAGCCGGTGAAGTGTCATGGCATACCGACGGAAGTATTCATGGTGAATTTGTGTATGGTACAAGAAAGCTGATTACCGACACAGACGGTGATGGGGAGGGATTTTCTCACAGATATGAATGATTACATACCGGACAGCCTCGATATGCTTGAAGAGTACGAGAGGGACAGAGAACGCCGCCACAGATTATATGAGAAACAAGCCAGACGTGAAGAGATGGCAGATATTGAATCAGAGGAAGAGAGGATAAAAGAAAGATGGAAGAATTTGAAAATTTAATTGTGGAAAAACTTATGTCCACTGAAAGAGATGGAATGAAAGATTTAATTGCAGCCATGAAAAATGATGGATTTTTTGCGGCTCCGTGTTCGGGTTCTAACCATTTGGCAAAAGAGGGCGGTTTAGCAGAACATAGTTGGAATGTCCTCGGAATCATGCAGGATATGTCATTTTTATTGGCGGAAGGATCGGAAGTTTTACCGGATGAAACACAGAATGCCATTATCATTTGTGCTTTGCTGCATGATCTTGGAAAGATGGGAGATTATGGAAAACCAAACTATGTACCTAATATGATCAAGAGCCGTAAAAAGGATGAAAATGGAGAATATCCATTGGTACAGTCAGAAGCAAAACCATATGAGATAAATAAAGAACTTCTGTATATTCCGCATGAAGTGAGAAGTATTGCGATTGCTGAAAGATTCATCAAGCTTACAGAGGAAGAAGAGCAGGCTATCCTTTGGCATAATGGACTGTATGGATCGTTTAAATATGATATTTCCGGTAAAGAAACGCCGTTGTATCTGTTGTTACATTTTTCTGACATGTGGGCAAGCAGAATTGTGGAGGAGAAATAATGGAATTTAGAGCTTTAACAGAAAAAGAGATTGATGCCAGAGTGGCGACCGTAAATGAGAAAGGTTGCAGCCTTTTACTTTATAAAGATGCCAGATGTGATATGCGCATTCTGGACGAATCTGTAGGATCAGAGAGATGGCAGAGAAAACATGAGTTAATTAATGGAAATCTCTTTTGCAATGTAGGTATTAATTTTCCGGCAGAAGACGGCGATCATTGGGTATGGAAGCAGGATGTAGGAACTGAATCATATACGGAAAAAGAAAAAGGACAGGCATCGGATTCTTTCAAGCGTGCTTGCTTTAACTGGGGAATTGGAAGAGAACTTTACACTGCACCATATATATGGATCCCTGCAAAGGATGTTGCACTTATACAAAAAAATAATAAGTGGAGCACATACGATAAGTTCAAGGTTGAACAAATTATTATTAAAGATGGTGAGATCGTTGCATTATCCATTAGAAATGAATCGTTGAAACGCAGAGTATTTCTTTATGATGTCAGAAAAAAGGATGTTGATAACTAATGCACGCACTTGTAAAGATTAACCAATACCGAGAGCAGAAAGACGGAACAGACTTGGTTGTATCTGTTCCAGATCTGAAGCTTGGGGACATGTTCCAAAGAAAGAAAATTAGAAATGCCGAGATCAGGTTTGATGATGGTAGGCACATATCAGCAGAGCAGAGAAAAAAGGCATACGCCACCATCAGAGATATTGCGGACTGGACAGGATATCTTCCGGAAGAAATGAAAGAAATATTGAAGTATCAGCATATGATGCGTACCGGTGATGCGTATTTCAGTCTTTCCAACTGTTCTATGGACACAGCGAGGGAATTTATCAACACGATACTGGAATTTGCCCTAGAGAACGGAATACCGCTTTCTGACAATGCAATAGAACGTACAGATGACATAGGAAGATATCTTTACTACTGCCTGTTACACAAAAAATGTGCAATCTGCGGAAAAGATGGAGAGATTCATCATGAGGATGCAATCGGAATGGGTAATGACAGGACAAAAGTAGATGATTCCAGTTATAAAAAAATCTGTTTGTGCAGAGAACACCACACACTGGCACACAGCCTTGGAGTGATCCGGTTCAGAGAGATGTATAAGGTCTATGGAATTGTTGTAAAGGATTTATAGGGTTGAAACACCTTGCCAAATGGCAGAAAGAAACCTATTCATGCAGAAAATGATATATCACGATTGTTGGAAGCCATGATTTCCCGGTGCTGTCATGTACCGGGAGAAAGGAGAAGTTTTGAATTTAGAACAGAAAACAATTACCTCAGTTGAGGTTGCGGAGATGGTGGAAAAAGAACATAAAAATTTAATGAGAGATGTACGTTCTTATGTAAAGGAATTAGGAGAGCTCAAAATTGAGCCCACCGATTTCTTTAAAGAAAATACATATAAAACAGAGCAAAATAAGACATTACCATGTTATGACATTACCAAGAAAGGCTGCGAGTTCATCGCCCATAAACTGACAGGTATTAAAGGAACAGAGTTCACGGCACGCTACATCAATCGTTTTCATGAGATGGAAGATGTTATTCAGAAACCGAAGTCTCCAATGCAGCTTTTGGAAATGGAGTTTGCAGCTCTCAAAGAAGTAGACAGTAAAGTGGATGCAATCAACAGAGATTTGCAGGATTTCAAGGAAACGTTGCCGTTGCTCCCATCGGACGCAGATGATGTGAAAGCGGAAGTAAATAAGCGGGTGATTGATTGCCTGGGCGGTAAGAACAGCAATGCATATCATGACAGCTCCATCCGTGGAAAGGTGTATTCAGATATTTACCGGGAATTAAAAAGACAGTTCGAGGTAAGCAAATATAACTGCATCCACAGAAATCAGAAAAATATCGCTATTGAGATCGTAAGAAACTATGAACCACCGTATGTACTGGCAGAAGAAATCAAAGACAGTAATGCTCAACTGAATCTGGAGGATGTCGATGGAGTATAAATTTACAATACCGTTGAAACCGATCACAAAAAGAATAGCCAGAGGATTGTATTTACCGGGAGCGGCAGACCATTTATCATCCCATCCGAAGCCTACACGAAGTATGAAAAGGAATGCAGGGCATATATGCCGGATATAAAGACCATTGAAAGCCCTGTGAATGTAAAAGCTGTGTATTATATGCCAACTGGAAGAAGAGTTGATCTGACAAATTTGCATGAGGCATTGCATGACATTCTGGTACATTACGAGATCCTTAAGGATGATAACTGTAAAATCATTGTTTCCACTGATGGGAGTTATGTGGATGTAGATAAATGGCATCCTCGTACAGAAGTGACAATATCGGAATTGGAAACGGGGTGATGATTTGAATTACATAGCTGAGATAAAAGCATTTTACGACAGGCTCGAACTAAACCCGCAGCCCAACACTGCAATCGCCTTATGGCATGCGTTAATGTCCATAGCGAATAAGGCAGGGTGGCCAGATACGTTTACGGTAGCCTCGTCAGTCCTTGGACTTCGGTCTGGATTAAATGCATCAGCGTTAAAGAGAGCGAGAAACAAGCTTGCTACAGATGGGTTCATCGAATGGAAAGCGCGCGGTGGGAATCTTGCAGCACAATATAAAATAAATAGTCTTGTGGTTCAAAATTACAGTAAAAATGAACCACAAGATGAACCACAAAGTGAACTGCAAATTGCACCACAGTTTGAACCACAAAGTGAACCTATTAATAAACAAAGACATAAACATAAACAAAATACACCCCCTATATCCCCCGTGGAAAAATTTGGAGAGTTTGCCGCAGTCTATCCGAAACGGTGTACTGGTTGTCTTGCTGAAACAGAATACTGCAATGCGGTACTGGCTGGTGTACCGGAAGATGATCTGGTATTGGCCGCACAGAATTATGCAGATATATGCAGACGGGAGAAAACAGCAGAGCGGTATATTAAAAAGCCGGAGAACTTTTTACGAGAGAACTTGTTTATGCAGTACCTGAAAGGAGAGAACGATGGATCAGTTGGAAGAGATACTGGAACGCATGAAAAATCACTCAACGAACTTATGCAGGAATGCGGAGACACCGGAGACTTCCAGGGATTCTGATGTGTGTCCAATTTGCGAAGGTCGGGAGTGGATCTTGAAAATAAAAGACGGAGTTGAAATAGCAGTACCGTGTAAATGCCGTGAGAAAGCGGTCATGTCAAGGCGGTTGCGATTCGCAGATATACCGGAGGCATTCCGTGGGATGGATCTAAGATCGTTTCGAATGGATGTGTACAGGAAGCAGGAAAGTAAAAAGATGGTGTCAGATGCCTGTAAAATCATAAAAACCTATCTGGATGATTTTGAGAGCCAGAAGGAAAGAGGCATGGGATTGTATATCTGGTCAAGGACAAAGGGAAGCGGCAAGACGAGGATTGCTGCCGGAATCGCAAATGAGCTGATGAAAAACTATGCAGTGAAATTTGCGGTGTCGCTGACTATCCTGCAAGAGATCAAGAATACATGGCAGAGAGATACAAAATACAGTGAGAATCAGCTTTTGGACGCGCTCTACACCACAGACATCCTTGTGATTGATGATTTCGGAGTGGAGAGACCAGCGGACTGGATCAACGATAAGATGTATCAGATCATCAATGAACGTTACATAAACCGGAAAGTGACTATTTTTACGAGCAATGATCCGTTGGAGACACTACAGTATGATGACCGGATCACGAACCGGATCAAGGAGCGGACATATCAGATCGCATTTCCAGAAGAATCAGTCCGGGATCATATCGCAGAGCGGATGCAGGAGGAAATCATTGAAAAAGTGATAGCGAGTGGAAATATAAAATAAAAAATTAAAAGGAAGGTGGGCAAATGCATAGCGTACAGCAGAGAAAAAGGGTGATTCCATTGAGTGTTTATAAGCAGGAATTAGCAAAATGCCAGTTAGGAGATAATATCGCGAATCACATGGGATATATTTTTACAGCCATTTTGTATGACAAGTTTGATATGACGTTTAAGCAGGTCACGAATTTTTATAGCAAAACCGTTGAGCGTCGGAAATCTTGGCAGGACGATGATGACGAAGCGGTAACGAGCGAGAGCATGATGGCATATTGCCGTAAAAAGAAAATTGATGTGGTCAAGTGGGTAAAATCAATCCCAATGTCAAAAAAATTGTATATGGCAGATATAAAAAATGGACGGGCAGTGCTTGGCGCAGATCGGAATATCGAGAGCGCGCTTGCCTCCACAATGTATCTGACAATTCCGACATTAAAAGATTCTTACCGTTTCTCGAATGCCAAAATTGAGGAATTTATGAATTGGGTTGCCTATTACATTGATTCCTATTGGCGCAAGCAGCCAAAGAGTAAGGAACACTATCTGACGGATGAGATTATTCGGAATCAGTTTATTGAGGATGAAAATTGGGATATTGTAACAGGAAAAGCGGTGAAATAAGGATTATTAACATGGGAGAGATGACAAAGACAAGCGTAAAATACTGCCGGAAATGTAAATATTCGTACAATCACAGCCAGACAGAGATCATGTGTGGATATTATTTACAGACCAGATCAAGGCGTGGATGCCCGGTTGGGATGTGCGATAAGTTTAAGGCAAGAGGCAGAAAGAGAAAGGTGAAGTTGAAATGACGGATGAAACCAAGCAGGAGATAGAAGCGGTACTGATGTTGTTAAAAAATACACTGATAAGAAATGGTGTAAGCATAGCACTTGCAGGAAGTGACGATACCGGAAAAGACGATGGATGCATTATGTTTTTTGATACCGCAGAGTATTGTCGCACCGGGAAATTTAAAGGGATATCTGTTAAAACAATGGATTTAGTGAGGTAGAAATATGATTTTTTTAAATTCAGTAGACTTGATGAGTTTTTTAAATGACGTGTTATATGACAAACTCAGAGAAAAACCGCCAGAAGATATAAGAGTAGAGATCGCTACATATGGTTTATCATTTTCTGATAAAAAATTTAAAAATTGTTTAGGAGAGCTTAAAACGCGAGAATCTATGGTATTGAATTTTCTGAACACCTTAATGGATACCAATACAGATATGGTTGTAGGAATGCCTCCAATGAAAAAATATAACAATTCATATTATGGAGAGACGTCAATCGATAGAAAAAAAAGATTAGAAGAAATGGAAGATATCATGGGCACTTATCGTATAAATGTCTATCCGGTAGAAGAGTCGCATTTTAAATTTTACAGGATCGATGATATCTATATTACCGGAGGAATCAATTTGACGGATTCGACTTGGAACGATGCCGCTGTTTTGATCGAAAAAGAGAGGGACAAGGAACAATTAGAGTGGTATTTTCAGCAGATTTTAGACAGAGCCAAGGCTGAATGTAGAAAGAGAGGGATAGCATGGACCGCATAGAAGAAATGATACAGAACCTTGAACTGCTAAGAATGCATTTTGGCGATATCACAAAAACTTGTATGGCAAATGGAATCATAGATAGCACCATAAAAGCAATTGAAAAACTTGCTACCTATGAGAATGCCGAGAAACATGGATTGCCGGAACGTTATGAAGCAGATGTGAAAGATACACTTACAGAAAAGCCACAGACCAATGCAGACCGGATCCGGAGCATGACGGATGAGGAGTTGGCAGAAGTATTATTTGGAAGTTGCATAGAACACATGGGCGTAGAGGAATGTTCTCATCCTGAAGAGGCTTGCAAATCATGTGTTTTGGATTGGCTTAAGGCAGAAAGTGAGGAATAGCATGAGACTTGGAGAAGAATGTCCATACATAACACCATGCGGTTGGTGTAGTAGGCTTTGTAAGCCATGTGAGGAAAAGGAAAAGCAGAAAGCGAGGAAGCAACATGGAGAGATTAACGACAAATAAAAGCGTGGCTGACATGTCGATGATCGAGCTGGCACATAATAGCTGCTATGCAGATGATAAGCACAATGCCAGATATAGAGATTATAATCTGGACGTTGATAGCAGGTGGCTTATAAGAAATCTTGTCAAAGATATTTGCGGTGAAGATTTTAAGGACTTATCAGATGAAGAAGTTGACGACTATATGGATTCCATGCTGTCGGTAGAAATAGACAGCACAATAGGACTTTTAGCATTGTTCTATCGCAATTTATGGGCTATGGCTGATTTGCGAGAAAAATTGAAATATTATGAGGATGCCGAGGAGCAGGGATTACTTCTGCGGTTGCCGTGCAAGGTGGGAGATACTTTGTATCGGGTAAATAAAGGAGCGAAAGAGCCAGTTATTATGATGCGCGTTATCCAGTTATATATCAAGCAGATTCATAAAGACAGAACTGTTATGATAATTGATGCTATAAATGACGCTGATATGGGTGAGAGTTGCTATTTACCGTGCGACATTGGCGAAAGGATATTCCTTACCAGAGAGGAAGCCGAAGCCAAGCTGAAAGAAATGGAGGAAAAGGATGGAAGATAGATATTTATTCCGCGGAAAGTGCATTGATGACGGAGAATGGATGTCTGGTAGTTATTATGAACTTGCAGGAAGACCGCTTATTTTTAAACCGGTTTTCGCAAGTAAAAAAGCTGTTTACGAGATAGACCCATCAACTATTTGCCAGTGCACAGGACTTAATGATAAAAGCGGCAGACGGATTTTTGAGAATGACATTCTTTCAGGGCATATCGATGATGAGTTTCCAGAAGATGAGACGAGAAAGCGTGTCGTGTGGCACGAAAACGGATGGTGTACGAATGAGCCGGGCTGTGATTACTACGAGGAACTGGATGATTTTGATTCAGAGAATTTTGAAGTGATCGGCAACATGATTGATAACCCGGAACTGTTGGAGGTGTGACTATGACAATTGATGAAGCTATATCACACGCAAGAGAAGTGGCTGAATGCCAAAAGATGTCAGCAAGACTAATCGAAGATAATGCGTATATTCCAGAATCGGTTGATAAAGAAGCCGTTACATATGGCAATACTATATGTGCAAACGAACATGAGCAACTTGCTGAATGGTTGGAAGAACTGAAGCAGTACCGCGCAATCGGCACTTCGGAAGAATGCCGGGCGGCGATGGAGAAGCAGACAGCAAAGAAACCAATGCATGTAACGAATAGTTATTTTGGATACCAGAAACATAAAGAACATGTTGGTTATTGTCCAGATTGTGGGCATCAAGTAGAAGAACCTTATGGATGTCCAAATTGTTTAAGAAAAATTGATTGGGGTGATGAAGAATGAGTGAAAGACTTAAGACATGTCCGTTCTGCGGTGGAAACGCAATGTTCTTAACCATTAGAAATAAGCCATTACATTCGGATGTTGGGGTAATGTTCAGAATCAAATGTATGAAATGCGGAACGGAACTTCCAAAAAGCTATGAATGTGAGATATACATGGATCAGGACGGAGGCATCAGAACAGGGAGAGACGAGCGAACGAAAGCAACTACAGATTGGAACAGGAGGGCGAACGATGGGAAGACTGATTGATGCTGGGTTGGTTTTAGACAACTTAAGTGGACGTCTTGAAAGCATGAAAGATTATGATGCAGTAAAAGATGTGATTAACAATATGCCGACCGCCTATGACCCGGACAAGGTTGTGCAGCAGTTGGAAAAGCTGAAAAGCCTTGTACCAGTAAATAGGGTACTCGATGATATTATAAATGATAAACCAAAGGAATTAGGAATGCTTATAGCCTATGAAAAGGCTATTAAGATTGTAAAAGGAGGTGGAGTAGCTGGCTAAGTGGAATGCGGGCGTAGGTTTACAATTAACGATTGACTATGATGACATTGAAGCTGATACAGAAGCGGAAGCCATTCAGATTGCAAAAGAGAGGGCATTAGAAGATATCGAATGGAATAACTGCGACTGTGATGCGAGCAATCCGATTGTGTATTACTGCCAGGAGAAAGAAACGGAGGAAGCGGAGGATGAGTAGGGTATTGCCGATTTTATTCAACACAGAAATGGTTCGGGCAATTCTGGACGGACGGAAGACTTGCACCAGACGGTTGGTAAAGCCACAGCCTAAATCAAAGCTGTGTTACACATTCGCAGGAAGTGATTCTGACACATGGGGATATCCAAATAGAACAGCACATGAAATATGGGGAGAAGAATTTAAACTTCCAAACGATATTACAGAGGAAGAATTAAGCAAACGATGGAATCCACCATATCACACGGACGATATACTGTACGTGAGAGAAACATGGAAAAAGGCACCGAACGGATACTATTACTACGAAGATTGGCAAAGAAATGACATTGCCGATGTTACAAAGTGGAAACCATCCATCCACATGCCGAAAGAAGCCGCACGTATCTGGCTTAAGGTTACGGATGTGAGGGTGGAGCGGTTGCAGGAAATCACATCGGAGCAGATTTGCAGAGAGGGTGTAGAGGTGGAATATCCTCATGTGTTGAATGGAGAAGAAAAAAGATATGCTTTTTCAAGACTCTGGGATTCTACCATCAAGAAATCCGACCTTGACCGCTACGGATGGAATGCTAATCCGTGGGTGTGGGTAATAAAATTTGAACGGTGTGAGAAACCGGAAAGAGTGTAAAAATGAGCAATGTAGAAATAACAGCCTTGGAGACAATCAGAAAAGAAATACAGAAGCTAAGAGATAAATATCAGACCAAAGCAGAAAAAGAACGTGAAAAGGTAAATGAGATTTTCGTGACGATCAAAGGCGAAAAGTGTTATTCAAATGATGACATCTTCGGCTGGTACGAAGCTGGATATATCAATTCCAGACAGTACGATAAATACCGGGACAAGCTGGAAGCGAAAAAGAATGCCGCCGGAGAGGTTGATAATAAGACAAAAAGCGAAATGATTGTAAAAATCTTATCTGCCATGAGCAGGAATTTAAGCGCAGAAATCGAAACGATTAAAGAGGAAGAAAGTGAGGATTAAATTTTATGAACAAAAAGGATGTTTTAGAAATTAAAAGAAGATTTAAAAAGGAAGCCTGTACATTCACTCGTATGTGCGGCTGCTATGTAGACGCTGACCATAATAAAATTACAAAAATCGGTGAGACATTTTTAAATCTGGACGATGCAGAATATTATAAATATCTTGACATTGCGAAAAAGACATTGTCCGGAAAACTTGGAAACAATCTTTTGGAGTTGGACTTTCCACTTGCAGAGGAAGCCACTGGCGGCAGACAACAGTTTCTAATGGGACTGCGTGAAAGCAGACTGAAAAATGATGATCTGCTTGATACTTTTTATGACATGATTATTGACAGTTACGATTACGTTGGAAATTATCTGATTCTGATTTTCCACGATGCCTACGATGTCATAACCAAAACTTCTGACAATGACAAATTAGATGAATCAGAAGAAGTTTACGAATATCTGCTGTGTGCAATCTGCCCGGTAAATCTGACAAAGCCGGGGCTTGGTTATCGTGAGGACGAAAACCGCATTGAATCACGAATCAGAGACTGGGTTGTCGGGATGCCAGATACAGGTTTTATTTTCCCAGCATTTACTGAGCGAAGCACAGACATCCATTCTGTGATGTTTTACAGTAAAAACACGAACGAGCCACACTCTGAATTTATGGAAGCTGGACTTGGTTGCGAGGCAAAAATGACAGCATCAGAGAAAAAGAAAGTGTTCCAGAACATTTTAAACGATGTGCTGGGAGAAGATGATGAAGAAAATAATAAGATTTGCTTGGAAATACACAGCGTTTTGGACGATACCTTAATCGCAAATGGAAATGCTGATCAGGAGGAAGAATCACAGAAAGTCGAACTTACACAGGATATCCTTAAAAATTGTCTGGATGAAGTCGGACTTCCAAAGAATATGGCAGATTTGATTTTGAAAAGCCGTAGAGAACTGCTTCCTGTGGACACACTTGTATCAGAAGTTGTAGATAAAAAGGCTGTTGCGGAAGCAAATAAAATCAACTACATAGCAGATTTAAAAGAACTGCTTGAAGCCGCAGCAATTAAACTTTCAGAGACATATTCTGACGATGATGCACTTGTAAAAGAAATCAGAGAAAAGATTTGAAATAAATAGATCAGAAAGGAGCCGAGACTCTGGCCAGAGTGAAGCATATGCGGTCTCCTTGAAAAAATGAGTGATTTAGATAAGTTTGATTACGAATGTCAGAATCAGATGAGCATTTTTGACATGATACGTGAACCAATCCGTATTACAAAACCTATACGATTAATTGAATTGTTTGCCGGATATGGTTCACAGGCAATGGCACTGGAAAGAATCGGTGCAAAATTTGAGCATTATAGAGTTGTAGAATTTGATAAGTATGCCATAGCAAGCTATAACGCAGTGCATGGAACAAATTTTCCAACAATGGATATAACTAAGGTTCATGCGGAAGATTTGGATATCTGCGACACAGAATTCTTTACTTACTTACTTACTTATTCATTCCCATGTACCGATTTATCGGTTGCCGGAAAACAAGCAGGCATGAAAAAAGGAAGTGGTACACGGTCCGGCCTTTTGTGGGAAGTAGAACGTATTCTGAAAGAAATAAGAGATGGTGGCGGTGAGTTGCCACAGATTCTGTTCATGGAGAACGTTCCACAAGTCCATGCCGATGCAAACATGGGAGATTTCCAAAACTGGATTGATTTTTTGACAAGCCTTGGATATGTAAGCTACTGGCAGGATTTGAACGCAAAGAACTACGGAGTTGCACAGAACCGTGAAAGGTGCTTCATGTTTTCGTTTTTGGGAGAATATAACTACCATTTCCCACAGCCGATACCATTAAAAAAGAAGCTAAAAGATTACCTTGAAGATGATGTGGACGAGAAGTATTACATAAACAATGAAAAGGCAGACAAACTGATAAAACAGTTGATTGACAACGGAACGCTGCCACAGCACAATCCTGAGAGCAGAGCAGAGCAGAGCAGAGCAGAGCAGAGCAGAGCAGCATTGACGGAACAATCTGCAATCCACAGCGAAGAGACATTGCAAACTGCATCACGGCAAGATATGACCGCGGAATCTCAAACCAACAGCAAATCGGAAACATGGTTGTTGAAAAATAGGGGAGAGGTGGCAGAAAAACCTATTGATGTAGCTGTAACTCTTATGGCAAGAGACTATAAAGGTCTTGACAACTATGGTAGCAATGGAGGATTGAATGGAAGTAATAGGTAGTATATACACCGGAGTAACAGCAGATTTTCAGCGAGGTGTGTATCCGATTGCAAGGTGCGTAAAAGCTGAACAACATGATTTAGGAGTAGTTATGGCAGATGTAAATGTTTTAGGATCTCTTGAAGCAAAATTTGAGAGTACCAACAGAATTTATGATGTGGGGGGGTGCAGTCCAACATTGAGTACAATGCAAGGCGGTAATCAAGAGCCGAAAATACTTGAAAGCCAGATAGTTGCCATGCGTGGCAGAAACCCGGACAATCCATCGGATAGAACTACTGGAAGTCCAACGGAACAGAGGTTAGAAATAAATATGCAAGGCACAAGTAACTGTTTAACAAGTGTGCAGAAGGACAATATGGTTCTGATTAAGCAGGCTACAAAAAGTGGTTCTATTGAATGTGAAGTTGGTGGATGCTTTGACGCAAGCTATCCAGAAAGCCAGACAAGAAGAGGGCGTGTGCAAGATAATGGCAATACGTGTCCTACATTAACCGCACAAAATCAAGAGATTGTACGGATTGAAAAGGTAGGTCAGATTTCCAGCGATGGTTCGCAATGCGGTACGGTTATCTATGACAATGGTATATCTACTAATCTTGTAGCTGGCACACATGGGTATGCGAATAGCCATATTGCCACTAAATACCGTATCCGAAAGCTGACACCAAGAGAATGCGGAAGGTTGATGGGAGTATCCGATGAAGATATTTCCAAGATGGCAGCAGTCAATAGCAACACGCAACTTTACAAACAGTTTGGAAACAGTATCGTTGTGGACGTGATGTGCGCAATGTTTAGAAACTTAAATATTGAGCAGGAAGTGAAATAGTTAAATTAGAATTTAGCGGAGGTAAAAATGAAAATTCCAAAGAAAATTCAGAATATCATCGACAGACGAGAAAGGTTAGCAATGGAGTTGCTGGATGTGTGTGAGAAATTGGATTCATGGCTTGAAAAAAATGGTGCAGACTTAACTGACTCTGATATTGCAGACAGCACTATTAGCGGTTGCATGATTTATTGTGAGCCTGAAAATGCAAAAACTGCTGTGGAAGAATATATTAGAAATTGCATGTAAAGTCAGAATTTAAAGGTAAAAGACATGGCATGGTACGCACTTTATAAATGGTATAAGGATTGGAGCCGGATAGGATACCCAAATATGATTAGCTGGTATTCTGAAAAGCTTAATCCACCAAAATGGACAATATTAAAATTCAAGTGAGGTAATAAGTAATGAGAATATTCAGATTTATAAGAGCGTGGTTTTATTATTCGACCTTCCGAAACTATCTATATTCAGAAGGTACAAAACCTGCTCAAACACGTTTTCAGTATGCAAAGAGGCATAGTTGACTAAACTGAAAGAGAGGTAGTATATGAAAGAATTTCCGATTATGACGAAAAAGGGCAAAGAATATATTCCCTACGACATCATCAAACCGCATGAAGAACAAGCATTAAAAAATCACTGTGGTCAGACATTAGACAGATTAGCAGCCAGAGGAGGTTTGTCTTGGGCGGAAGCCTATGCCGTACTGACAGATAGTGAGTTCCCTTATGGAGACAAGTATATTTCAAATGAATTTTACGAGAAAAAGGTAAAAGAGATAGTGTTAAATGCGTAGGTAAACTGAACTTTAACAAATTAAAACGGAGGTAGAAAAAAGATGGCTAACTTTTATAAGAGTAATGATGTAGAAATTGATTTTTCAGAGGAAGAAAAGGAAATATTAAAAAAAGCAAGTGAAATTCTGAATGATTTAGGTGAAAGACTTTGGCAAAACGATTATGACGAAGAGGGCGTTTTCTTTTCTTGTTTAGGAGGCGGAATTAAAAATGCATTAGAGGGAGATTACTGGATACCATAGAATCTGAACATTTAGAACTTATAGCAGGAGAAGATATGGGAAAATTAATTAATAAACAGGATGCAATTGATAAAATTAAAAAAGAAACTCTTATAAATTATTCCGTTGCCGTGATGGCGGATGTTGTAGAAAGCGCAAAACAGAGAGATACACCAATTTACGAAGTGGATAAGGAAAATCAGTGGGTGAGATTAGCTGACGTAGAAAATGCAATCAATAAATACTTAAATATTTAGAATTTATTGGAGGATGCAAAAAATGAAAAATGGAATTCACGGAAACAGAGAACAGCTTGATGAATTATCAGTGAATAGGATCCTTGGTGAATTATATGATAAGGCGAAAGCTGAAAATGATGGGAAAGTTCATATAAGAGAAATTGAGGACGGACATATTGGAGATACTATAGAACTTTATTAATAATCACTTAAACGGTGAAGTAAAACATATAGGAAAAAGCATTATCATACAGCCGGAAGTAAAGTTTGGCGGTGGCACGATAAAATGGTTTGACGACAAGCAGTTAGTGAAAAATAAAGGAGAGGAGACATGTTAAAAAGAGAATATAAAAGAAGAGAACCGACAAATCAGGAAAGAATATTTTTGAAGTCGAGAGGACTTATACCGGACAGCTGGCTAATAATTTACGAAAATAAAAGTGAATTAGTGGTTGTTAGCAGAAGGAGATCATACCGAAAAGTATTAAAAAAACCAAGAAAGAACCGGTAAAAAAATACATATCAAAGAACAATGATTAAATGAATAAAAATATAATAATGTTGCATGAATACGATAATATGTTGTGTTTTTATGAACTGATATATGGTATAATGTTGTAAGAAACTTATGTGTCACGCATATGGAGGTCTTTAAAATGAGTAGAGAGGAAACGATAGAGATATGCACACGCATAGACGATTACCTGGGCGATAAAATAGCAGAATCAATTTTAAATAATATCTCATATGACAAAATGGAAGCACGCTATGGGATTATGCCGATTTCACGCACGCATTTTTACAGAAAAAAGAAAATGGCATTAAGGATGCTCAACAGCCGGAGCTTGTACGAAGAAGAAAGCAACGGACAGCTACGCATAATACTTTGATTCACGCATAGAACTGCACGCATAGACACACGCATATTATTTTAAACTGCACGCATAACGCACGCATGACACGCATAGACGGATTTCTTATCACGCATAGGATAAAAATACCACGCACGCATAAAAAAGTCTGTATTGGCAAAATACGCAAGATAAAAATAAAAAGCCGTTTCAAGTTGTTTCCAATTAAATTTTTCATGTTTTCCCTTTCTGGTCTTCCATCGTCAGCACCGGGCGACCGTTCCACGGTGGACTCTCCAGAGCGGAGCGTTTCGGCTATTTTGTGCAAATATCGAATTATACTCATTGCATTCTGTTTTCTTCGGACATCTGGAGCAGTCGCTTTCATAAGTTCCGCAAACCTCTGTTAATTCTTTTTCTGTCCCCCTGTTAATATTATAATACACCAAAAACAGTGTAATTTCAATATACAAATACACCAAAAATAATGTACAATCAAGGAATAATATTTGTGCATTATTTTTGGTGTAAATACAATTGAAATAAATTATAAAATAATGTATAATTACTTTATAAAGAAAGAGAGGTATTAATAAATGCTTACTTATAAAATAAATGTATTAGAAACGCTGAAAGAAAGCGGATACACCACGTCACGGCTAAGAAAAGAAAAGCTTTTGGGAGAAAACGCAATCCAGACGCTAAGGCGTGGCGACATGGTCGGGATCATCGCGTTAGAGAAGATCTGTACACTTCTGGATATGCAGCCGGGTAACATTATTAAATATGTAGAAAATGAGAAAAAATAAAATACTTTAAAAATAATGTAAAAAGGTATTGACATTACACCGAAAATGGTGTATTATAATATCAGAAACAAGGAAAACACAACACACGGAGGAAAAGAAAATGGAAGGATTAAAAAACATTTATAGTTATTCAAAAACAGAAATAAACAAAATGAAACGTGAGGATCTTTTACATCTTTTATACGAGAGAGATAAAAACTATTTTGAAAATGTAAGCGGAATACAAAAAGATTGGAGCAAAAAGAACACATTTGAAAAATATAAGGAGTTTTATAAAAACTGTACAGTTAAAGAATTAAGAGAAAGAGCTTAGAGGGGGATAAAACTATGGAAGAATTAAGAAAATGTTACAAAAAGCTTAATGAACTCATGAAGGAAATTGAAAAAAGACATGAAACAGACATCATGGATTTTATTAATCTTGATGAAGAAGTGAAAGCCGAGTACATGGGAGACTGGAAAGAGAAAGACGTGCAGGGCTGGGAGTATCTTTTGAACAGAGCTAGCACAATCCGAAAAGCGTACAGGATCGTTGCGGAAGAATTACACACCGGAGAATTTTTACCGGAAATTGACCAGTAAAAACCTAGTTCATTAATTAAAAAAGGAGATAACGGAATGACAAGAGAAAAAGAAGTTGAGCTGTTAATGAAAGACGGCGACACCAGATCAGAAGCGGAAAAGCATTTGAAAGACGGAGCCATGATTATTGAAGACTTGGAAGAGAATTTAGAAAACTATCTTGACGAATGGGGCGTTGAAGAGGAAGACCGGGAAGCATACAGAAATATGATTGAAAAAAAGATCCCGGTTGCAGACTGGGGAATCGTTGAAGATGGCGGAAAAACTTTTTATATTATGTATGTGCTTTAAAAAAGCATACAAGCGGCTTGAAATATAGCCGCTTTTTTTATGCCTAAAAATGGAACAAAAACAGTTAAAAAATATCTTATAATAAAATTATAAGTAAAATGATGGGAGGTGTGCGACTTGGCAAATTTAAAAGGAAAAGTGAAAAAGTTACAAACTGCGATTGTACAGTGCGGATTGATCATAAAAATAAACCAAAATCAATTTTATAGCGACGACCAGAAGCGCATGATCACAATTTACAGAATCCTCACACCAGTGTGCACCTTTAAGAAAAATAGACAAGAATGGAAAACAGAAGATTATGAGATTCTTAAAACGGCATCTATCCCGGAAGTAATATTCTGTTTGATTGATATTTATAAGGCGGTGAGCGGATGAAGGGAGAACTCACACCGAAATGGAAGGCATTTGCAGACGAGTGGATAAAAAATGGTGGGAATGCCACACAGGCATACATAAGCGCTGGCTATAGTGAGAATGGAGCAAATAGAAGCGCACAAAAACTACTGTCAAAAACTGTCATTACAGAATATATAGCGGAAAAAATGGAGCAAATTGAGAAAGAACAGCACCGGGATATCATGTCGCTAGCGGAAATCCAAGAGCGCAGAAGTAAAATCGCAAAGGGCGAAGTTGTGGACGGTCTCGGATTCTCCCCGGATTTCTCGGATCAGCTTAAGGCTATGGATGGTTTGGAAAAAGCACTGACCATAGCAGAAAAGCAGAAGATCGAGCGAGAGGAAAAGGAAAAACGCGAGAAGGCAGCACTCTGGACGATCCCGATCACAGACATCACATCCGACTTTGTGGAGATTTACAGGACAGTACACGAAGCCTTTGCCGGAGAGATAGACGTTCATGAAATCATATCCAAGGGCGGTCGTGGTTCCATAAAATCGAACTTTTGGGGAGATTTGGCATACGAAACCATTCGGCAGGATCCCCAGGCGCATATCGTATACACCAGACGATATAAGGTTGACTTGCGCGGATCTGTTTACAATCAGTTTATGAAGGTGGTGATACGGTGTAATGATCTGGATAACTGGGACTTTAAGCAGTCTCCGATGTGTGCGGTGTATAAACCAACCGGGCAAATGGTCATGTTTGCCGGAGCAGATAAGCCGATCAGTTTGAAATCGTTCAACGTACCTTTTGGCTATGTAAAGCTTTTAATTCATGAAGAGTGCGACGAGATGGCAGGTGTGGAGCAGATGGATAACATTGAAGATACTTTCCTGCGAGCAGATACACCTGCACTTGACATAAAAATCTTCAATCCGCCGAAGTCAAAAAATAACTTTATGAATGAGTACACTGAAGAGTGTAAAAATAAGCCACAGACACGGATTTGCCACAGTTATTATTATAATGTCCCGGTAAAATGGCTTGGAAAGCGATTCTTCGAGCGTGCGGAGTGGTTCAGGATTCATAAGCCTTTATATTATAAAAACAACTACCTTGGCGAAGTCACTGGAACAGGCGGCGGCATCTTTGACAATTTAGAAATCCGAAAAATATCTGATGAAGAGTTAATGACATTCGACACAGTAAACCACGGATTAGACTTCGGATATACCCACCCACAGGTTTTCAGCCAGAATTATTATGATTACGAGACGGACACTCTTTATATTTTTGGCGAAGTGTATTCTAAAAAATGTAAAAACTCTACCTTTGCCAGAAAGATAAAGAAGTTTATGAATGTGGAGATCATTTGCGATTCTGCCAGACCGGACGGAATAGCAGAGATGCAGGACTGGGGATTCAATGCGATTGGGGCAAAGAAAAGATGGGGAAGCGGAAAAGGCAGGGATTACTGCTGGGAGTGGCTTCAGCGATGCAATAAGATTGTCATTGATCCAGAACGTTGCCCGAATACAGAAAAAGAGTTTACAAAGGCAGAGCATGAGCAGCTTCCAGATGGTTCATTTTCGGATGCATACCCGACCTTAGAAGAAGACACGATCATGGCAAACATTTATGCATTGAACAGGATTATCATGACCAGCCGAAGGAATGACGGTCTTTATGATGATGAGGAAGAAGAAATTGAAGAATATGAAGACGATTAATGTGCTAGGAACAGAATATAAGATTATTATTGAAGAATTTAAAAACAGTGATACAGATGGATATTGTGATTATACAAATAAGGAGATACATTTACGGTCAGATAATGTGAATGAAGTAGGCGATTTTGAGTATTTGAAAAGAAAACAACTTCGACATGAGATAATACATGCATTTCTTGCCGAAAGTGGTTTGCAGTCGAATTTTCAACATTTTACAGAATTTGGACATGAAGAGACGATGGTTGACTGGATAGCAATCCAATGGCATAAAATAAATGAAGTTTTCAGACAACTTGAAATTTGAGGGATGTAGAATGAATTTTTTTGAAAAAATAAGGGAGACGATCATGAAGTTTTTTAGAACAGATGCAGAGAAAGAATTTAATGTCGAGTTTATTACTTCTCCAGAGATTGAGAACTCACAGCAGAGATGGAACGACATCATTAAGGGGAGTCCTTTCTGGGTTGATCCGAAAAACAATGACATCCGGACGATAAATTTCGCAAAATTTCTCTGCCAGTACACAGCGAAGAAAGCATGTATGGATTTGTCAGTGAGCATAACCGGTTCTGAAAGAGCAGATTTTATTAATAAGTGCATTAAGGCAATGGTTGACACTTCTATCAGAGACAAAGTCGAAGATATGCTCGGAGTTGGTGGAATTATTTTAAAGCCGAACGGCTCGATGAATCCAGACAACATAATCGATTATATTATGCCGTGGGACTTTGCGATTACAGAAAAGACGAGCAACGGAGATATTAGAGGATGCATCTTTATTAATCGACTTATAAAAGATAAATTGTACTATTACCGACTTGAATACCATCATTTCACGACCTCAAAAAATAAAGAGGGCGAAGATGTGAACGTTTACGAGATCCAGAATAGAGCGTTCAAGTCAAACAGCAGTAACTCACTTGGTAAAAAGATAGAACTGCATGACGTTTCGGAGTGGTCTTCAATTGATGAAGTCGTTCATATTATGAACGTAGAAAAGCCACTGTTCGCCTATTTAAAAACACCATTTAACAATACGATCGACTACTCATCTCCAGAAGGTGTCTCGATTTTCTCAAATGCACTTATGGAGCTTAGAGATCTCGATATCGCATGGAGTAAAAAGGGAAATGAGGTTGAGGATTCTCAGCACATTACTTTTATTGATGAGAACGCGCTGACAAAACAGGGAAAAGGCGGTACACGCACCTCAACAGTAGAGCTTCCTCGGTTCGTTAAAGGCTTGAAATTGGGACTGGATTCAAAAAGCACGATTGATGAACACGTCCCGACCATGCTTACTTCTGACAGAATCACAGACATTAACAGCGTTCTTTCTATGATCTCGACAAAATGCGGATTCTCACAGGGGCAGTTTATTCTCGATAGAAAATCTGGAAGATTGACAGCAACACAGGTTGAAAGTGACGATAATGAAACAGTAGAAACGATTAACGATATTCGAAAAAGCATAAAAACAGCGTTGAAAAATCTCATTTATGCAATCAACGTATTCTGTGACCTTTACGGAATACCTGCCGGCTATGTGGATGCACTGGATGATGATGTACCGGACGAAGACATCTTTTATTTTAAAGATTTGCTTGCGAGCTTCGAACAGGACAGATCAAGAGCATATAATTTAATGATTCAAGGTATTTATTCTAAGCGTAAATACCTTAAAGAATATGAGGGATTCAATGATGATGAAGTAGATGCCATGTTTGCAGAGAGAGCGCAGGAAGATGCGGAAAGGAACAGTGGTGGTCTGTTTGAAGAGGAATAAAATAATTCAAGGAATACCGAAGCTTTCTAAAAATGGTATTTTAAAAGGTGGATATATTATCCCGGAACCTGAACCGCCGGAGATGGTTCAAGTAAAGTTGCAGAAAAAGACTGTGATAGAGACGATTAAGTTTTATTTAGAAAAGTGATAGAAATGGATGCGTTAATATGAAATATAATAAAGTCATTGGAAGCTTTAATATTAAGCTTGATACAAAGCGAATGGATGAAAATTTAAGAAATGCTCAAAATGTCCTTGATGAGCAGGTTGTAAATGACATGAGAAAATACACACCTATGCAGCAGGGCGATTTGAGAAACAAGACGCAGATAAAAGAACCCGGATTAATTACAGTCGATACACCATATGCGCATTATCAGTATGTAGGCGAACTTTATTTGACCGCAGACGGTAGATCATGGGCGAACAGTGGAGAAAAGAAGTATCCGACAGGAACAGAATTAAAATATCACACACCGGGAACAGGTAAACGATGGTTTGAAACTGCAAAAGAAAATCACGGTAAGCAGTGGATAGATCTTGTTAAAAGAGAGGTTGGAAAAGGATAATGCTTAGACCGGATTATTTTTACGGAAAAACTGATAAACTGGTTGAAATGTATCAGGATCTTGAAGACTGGATTATATCAGATATTGCAATGCGATTAGTGAAAGCCGGGGAGCTGTCCGGAACAGCTGATCGAGAACTGTGGAAGCTCCAACAGATGGGATTGCATAATGCGGAAATCGTAAAAAGAATATCTGAAATATCTGGAAAATCGAGAAATGAGGTTCGCAGATTATTAAGGGATAGTGTTATGACATCATTCTCAGATGATAAGGAAGTCTTGACGCAGATATCAGCATCAGATATTATATCTCCTCTAAAAAATAATATGGCAATTCTGGCAATGAATGCAGAATTAATAAAGACATCCGGAGAACTTGATAATTTGACAAAAACAACCATTAACCAGACACAGAAAGACTTGCTCAACATGCTGAATGAGGTTGATTATAGAGTTGCATCTGGAATGCAGTCTTACAGCAGTGCAGTCTGCGAAGTTCTGGATAGATATGCGGAATCTGGTGTTATGGTAGAATACCCTACTGGAACGAAGCGTTCTCTTGAAGCGGCAGTGAGGTGTTGCATCGTCACATCTATGAATCAGACCGCGGCACAAGTGACAAACATTTATATTGCACAATATAAAATAGAGTATGTTCTAGTATCAGCGCATCCGGGGGCAAGATATGATAAAAAGGATCCAACAGGGATTCCATCTCACGATCACTGGCAAGGAAAAGCATATAAAATAATCGGGAGCGAACCAGGATTTCCGAATCTTCTTGAAAGCACAGGTTATACCATAGACCCTAAAACCGGAACGGGAACTGTTGTGAATCTATTAGGACTTCACGGATACAATTGCAGACATTCACATGGCCCGTGGCGAAAAGACATGGTAAATAAGTACCTTGATGAAAACGGAAATGTGAATATAAATGCAGATGAAAGCCAAAAACTTTATGATTTGCAGCAGAAGCAGAGATTACTTGAAAGAGAAATTCGCAAAACAAAGCGTGAAATTATGACCAAGAAACAGGAACTTGATATGATTGCAGAAACAGATGTAAAAGAGATCTTGCAACCTCAATATGATAAACTGGCATATAAACTGCGAATGCAGAATAAAAGGCTTCAATCATTCTGTAAGAATAATGATCTTCCATTGCAAGGCGATAGAACGAAGGTTTCTGGATTTAATAAAAATCAGTCTGCGATTGCAAATGGACGAGCAACTGCTTATAAAAATAAAATTGAAAAAAATGGTACAACGAAAATGGAATAATATGTTATTATAATAATGTGTTAACCATACATACTTGGTTATCCACCTTTCTTTAATTAATGTAGTGGAACCCAAGCGAGACAAAAACTCACCGTCATAGCCGGAAACTCCCCCAATGAGGTAAAGCAAATGAAAAACATTGTTACGTGCTTTACCAAAGAAGAAAAAGAGCATATAAAAGAATTGTGTGATTTCACACCGACAGAAGAAACGCTCTTTGATTTACGGAAGAAAGAAAAGTCTCTAGAAGAATGTGCAGAAATTATGCATGTTTCAACGAAGACAGCAGGACGTATCAACGTAAAAATGCAACATAAAATTCTTAAGGTAACTGGAAAACATTTCACATAACTTTCTCCTCATTAAAGGCATCCGTTAAGGGTGTCTTTTTTGTGTCCTTTTAATGGGGTTTTACTGGGGTGGTTCAATTGTGCTTTTGATAATAAAATGAAGATAGAAAGAGAGGTTTATTATGTACGAGTATCAGAGATATAACCAGTATTCTTATCCTCAATATCAACAGCCACAGCAGTTTCAACAGCAATTCCCACAACAGATCATGCCGCAACAAGCTGGACTTTGCGGAAGAATGGTTAATTCTGTTGAGGAAGTCACAGCAAATGACGTTCCCATGAATGCACCATTTGCCATTTTCCCGAAAGCAGATGGATCAGAAGTTTATATAAAATCTTGGGGTGCTAACGGGCTTATTCAGACAGTTACATATAAACCGCAGCTAGACGGAAAGCAAAACGAATTACCGAAAGAAGACACGGCAACATTGATTGCCCCGATAATGGAGCGATTAGACCAAATAGAAGCTAAAATAACTCAGTCCCAGAGGACTACCAGAGCAAAGAAAGAGGGCGATTCTGAATGAATTTAATGCAGATGATCCAGTGTGGTGGAAACCCTAAGATGATATTAAGTCAAATGATGAACAACTCTCAATTTTCAAATAATCCGATCATGAAAAATACATTCGACATGATGAACCGTGGAGACAGTAAAGGGTTGGAACAGCTTGCCAGAAATTTGTGCAAAGAAAAAGGTCTTAACCCGGAAGAAATCATAGGCCAGTTTAAACATTGATACTATTCTTGCAAGATTATGTATAAATAAATTTTATTAGGAGGAACACATATGTTTAATTCATCTCCAAGTTTAGCGGACATTGCCGCCGTTACTGGTGGAAACCGTAATGATGGTGCATGGGGCGATGGTGGTTGGTGGGTTCTCATTATCCTCTTTGCCTTATTCGGTGGATGGGGCGGTTATGGATTCGGTGGTAATGGTGGTGGCGGTTATACCGCAACTGCGGCTACACAGGCTGATATCCAGAGAGGATTTGACAATTCAGCAGTCATAAGTAAACTTGATGGCATTACAAATGGTCTTTGTGATGGCTTTTATGCAGTAAACAACGGAATGCTGACAGGTTTTAACACCATTCAGCAGGCAATTAATGCGGACACAGTAGCAGGAATGCAGAATGCAAATGCTATTCAGTCTCAGCTTGCAAATTGTTGCTGCGAAACTCGTGAAGCTATCCAGGGTGTAAACTTCAACATGGCGCAGAACACTTGCGCATTACAGAACACAATGAACAACAACACGAGAGATATTATCGACAGCCAGAATGCCGGAACAAGAGCGATACTTGACTACTTATGTCAGGATAAGATTGCAACGTTGCAGGCAGAAAATAATGATTTGAGACTTGCAGCATCACAGGATAGACAGAACGCACTTCTGACTACCGCTATGACAGCACAGACAAATCATATTATCAGCGCTGTTAATCCATCACCAATCCCAGCATACCAGGTGCCAAACCCGAACACATACATTCCGTATGGATGCGGTTGTAACAATGGATGCGGATGTTAGACAATTGAATAATTAAAGTATCTTAATCGACAAGATTATGTCTGCATAGCAGTATTACTTAAACACAAAGGGCAGACTTTAATGTTTGCCCTTATATTTTTGAAAGAGAGGAAAATATTATGTCAGAATTTACAGCCAATGCTTTACAGACTGTCCTGCAGGGAGAAGATGTCGCATTTACTGAGACACCGGTTTGCGGAACAAAATGTATCGTTCACAGACAGGGAAGCGGAGTAGTTAAATTAAGAGGAATCACAAACCAGTGCAAAGCAAGATTTCTTGTATCTTATAGTGGAAATATCCAGATCCCAACCGGTGGAACGGTGGAAGCTATTTCTCTTGCAATCGCAATTGACGGAGAGCCATTACAGTCTACAAGAATGATCGTGACACCTGCGGCAGTAGAAAACTTATTCAATGTATCTGCACAGGTTTATGTAGATGTTCCTTGTGGATGCTGCAGCACAATAGCGGTTCAGAATACATCTGGACAGACTATCGAGGTTCAGAACAGTAATTTAATTGTAGTAAGGGAGGCTTAGTATATGCATATTGAAAGAATTCATAAAATGCTTGAATGCCTTGCTGAAAAATCCTTATGTGAGATTGAAAAAGGGATTGAGAATGTCAATACAGAAGAAATGGGAGAAGTGATCGACATGATAAAGGATCTGTCAGAAGCAGAGTATTATGCCACAATTACTAAGGCAATGAACGAAGCGGACGAAGCAGATATCATGGAAAAGCTTTTAGAGTATGAGGATGACCGAAGATATTATGATCAGTATCGTTATGCTAATGGAAGATTCGCACCTAAGGGCAAAGGAAAACGAAGAGGATATGATGAGCCACCATATTATCACATGTACCCGGATGATTACGAAGATACAGAGCACATGAGAGACATGGATAAGAAAGACCTGAAAAGGATGTATACAGATACCGGAATGATGGGAGATAGATCATATCCGAGGGATTCCAGAGAGGGAAAAGCCGGTATTTCCAGACGTACTTATATGGAGACCAGAGAAAACCATCATGGAAATTCAGAGGAAGATAAAAAAGAGCGTGCAAAAGCAAGAAAAGATTACTTGCGAGATATGCAGATGGATATTACTGAAATGACATCAGATGCAGCACCGGAAGAAAAGCAGATGTGGAGAAATGAATTACAGATGATGTTACAGAAAATCTAAGAGGTGAGCGCAGTGTTTAAAATCAATGATGTTGAATGGAATATTTTATATGTAAATCCTAATAGTGAATGCTTGATGCGTTCAGATGGAACAATTACACTTGGTGTTACAGATTGGAACACACGAAAGGTTTATTTGTCAAATTCATTAAGCGGAAGTCTGTTAGAGCGAGTTCTATCTCATGAGTTGGTACACTGCGCTTCATTTTCATATGACTGCCACATTCCAATAAATGTAGAGGAAATCGTAGCGGATTTTCTGTCTCTTTATGGAAAAGAAGTCGTTGGCATAGCAGATGATATTTTGAATGGGGTAATTGAAAATGGATGTTATAAAGCAGTATGAGGACTATATAGGGCTTAAAAAAGAATACATTAAAAATCCTACATTGGAAAATAAAAATGCAATGATAGCCAAATTAGAAGAGTACGGAAAGTATATATACGACCAGTGCAACAGATTAAAAAAGGATTGCATTGTGGAAGAAGAAAAAGAAGTACTTAGAAGGTATTTTGGTGGGAAATAGCAAAAAGGGGTGGAGCAATCTGCCCTTTTTAAAATGGTACAAAAAGTTGTTTAAAATAGGTTAAAATATATATTGAAAAGAATATTAAAAGTACCGGACAGAAAAAGGGATTCTGTTCGCTAACCTAGAATAGTTATTGGATGATGCATGGCACGTCCTATTTTGGGCGTGCTTTTTTATTTTTGGGAATTAATTCAGTGGAAGAAGACACGGCTTATATCCGGGTTGTCGAGGGTTCGATTCCTTCATTCCCAATTGCCAGCTATGGAGTAAATAGCAACTCATTCGTGCCGGACTGACCGGAGTAACAACTTGGAAAGAAAGAGGTAGAAACATGGTAAACGTAGCAAACGAATTAAAGAAACTCGGAATTGAAGTTTCAGACGAACAGAAAGAATCTCTTAAAAAGAGTATGGGTGAAGAGCTGTATTCCAAAGAAGAAATGGAAGACAAAGTTAAAAAAGCTTCATCAGAATCCGAACAGTGGAAAACCAGGGCAGAATCAGCAGAGAAAATGCTCGAAGGGTTGGATGGAAAAAGCCCGGAAGACATTTTAAAAGAGCGTGATGACTGGAAGAGACAGGCAGAGGATTCCAAAAAAGATTACGAAGCCAAAATCGCAGAGCATGAGAAGAATGAACTTTTGAAAGAAGCATTTGCGGAAATCGAGTTTACTTCTGAATCTGCAAAGAAAGCCATTATGGAAGACATTTCCAAAGGCGTAAGCGTGAGAAATGGAAAGCTGATAGGGTTCAGTGATCTTATTGAGGAAGCTAAAAAGACAGATGCAAATGCATTTGTAAATAAGCAGACTCCGCCGGCGCGTTTTACAAAGCCGAATGAACATGATTCCAGTGGTGATAAGCACACAACAAGAGAGAGCATTTTATCTATCAAAGATAGATCAGAACGTCAGAAAGCAATTGCCGAAAACATTTCTTTATTCCAACAGTAAAGGAGTTTTATATGAACAAAAACAGATTAACGATGAACACAAATTTGCAGTTCTTTGCAGCAAACGCAGGACTGATTGCAACAGGAGACATTGATGTAACGGCAAGGGAAATTGATTTTGTTACATCTTTTGAAAGAAACTGGGAAGCTTTAAGAGAAATCCTTGGAATTTCAAGAGCAATTAGAAAACAGCCTGGAACTGTTCTTAAAAGCAAATATGCAGAAGGAACGTTAGAGAGTGGGACTGTAGCAGAAGGTGATGTGATTCCAAGAACACATTACGAGGTAAAAGAGAAACCTTATTCAGAGATTACTCTTGAAAAATATGCAAAAGAAGTTTCTATCGAAGCTATCAAGGATCATGGATATGAAGCAGCTTGTGGAATGACAGACGAAGAGTTCAAGACAGACCTGCAGGATGGAATTACAACAAAATTCTACAACTATCTGAAAACTGGTACACTTACAAACACTGCAAAAACATTTCAGATGGCGGTAGCTAAAGCTATTGGATCTGTCAAGAATAAGTTCAAGTCAATGCACAAAACTGCTACAGGAGTTGCAGTGTTTGCAAATATCATGGATTTCTATGATTATCTTGGAGATTCAAACATCACTTTGCAGACAGCCTTTGGACTTACCTATATCAAGGGATTCCTCGGAGCAGACATTATGTTCCTTTGCTCTGACAACGAAATCCCAGCAGGAAAAATTCTGGCAACACCTGTAAACAACATCGTTGCTTATTATGTAGATCCATCTGACGGAGATTTTGAGAAAGCCGGTCTTTCTTACACTGTCAGCGGAGAAACAAATCTTATCGGATTTAAGGTAAAAGGCGATTACGATCGCGCAACCAGCGTAAATTATGCACTGTTAGGATTTGTACTTTTCGCAGAGTACATTGATGCAGTAGCTAACGTTTCAATTACACCGGGGGAATAGTTCCCACTACACAGGCGGTAAATGCTAGTGGGGAACTCACGGAAGAATACTTAAACTCTCTTACAGTTGCAGAAATTAAGGCACTGGCAGAGAGTAAAGGGTATTCACTGACCGCAACAAAGAAAGCTGATATTATCAGCGAAATCTTATCACAGCAATAAGGAGTGTGGAGCAATGTCATATGTAGATTTTGAATATTACCAAACTAAATATGGTGGAAGTTTGTTCGAAAGCAAAGAAGACTTTGCTCCATATGAAAGAAAAGCAGAAAGAAGAATCAATGCAATCACATCAAACAGGATTTTGTTTTATTCTCAGCCAGAATCAGAAGATGCATGGTGGGATAATATCAAAGATTGCACCTGCGAAATAGCTGAATTGCTAAAGAATTTATCTGAGTACTCTGCGGCAGTTAATAACTTTGGTGTTATTGCAAATACGGACGGAACTGTAAAAGGGAAAATGATTAAGAGCATGACTTCTGGAAGCGAATCAGTATCTTATGATACCGGAGCATCTTCTTCGACATTGGTAGAGCTTGCAAAATCAGAAATGGCACTTAATAGTAAGTGCTACGATATTGCATCAAATTACCTAACCGGAATGGTTGATTCAAGGCATGAAAACCTTTTGTACATGGGAGTTTAGCTTATGGGAATCGGATATAAAGATGCCGTGGTTTTATATAACAGGCATTACAACGACACTTTAGAAACTGAATATTATTTCGGTACTCTATTTGAAAATGTAAGAATAGAGCTTACACAGGCAGAGAACATAAGCAAATCTGGAATGAAAGATGCAGATAGTTTTCTTGTAAAAATCCCGAACAATGGCGCATTGAATTATGCTAATCCGCCAGACTGGGAGAACATGAGCGAAGAAGAAAAGCTAAAGCATTTCACTTTGAGAAGTAATGATTTTGACTTTGTAGTGATTGCAAAAAAAGATGAACTTCTCATTGATAGGGAATTGCCGGTTGGATTAATTAATTCAGATGATTATCCGGGTAAATTCTTCCAGTACATGGTAAATGAAAAAGGGAATTGCTACAAAGTGAATACTATCGGTGTTTACAGCCTTATACCAAGGTTTGAGATTGGAGGTAAATGATTTGGATGAAAAGCCAAAAATAATGCTTGTATCAGATGCAGAAACGGCACAAAGAGCTATTCTTGATATGATAAATAGTTATCCAGATTTTCCGCCCGGTTTCAAACCATCAAATTCAACAATCTTATGGAACAGCATAAAAGATACTCAGTCTATTGGAGTTTTTCCGGCACAAGACCCTGTTTATTTGAAAAAATATGTCAGCGGTTCTTATGTCGGACAAATGACGTTCCAGATCGTATACAAAAGCAATCCAACAACAAACAAGGATAATATTGCAGCAAGCAATCTGCTTGAAAATATTGCAAAGTTCCTTGAAAGTGGAGAATTTACGTTAAAAGATAAAAATTTTGTTGTAGAACAAATCAACCGCACATCGGATGTATTTTGTGGTACAGCAGATGGAAAAACAACAGAATTAGCAATTAATATGCAGCTTAAATATTTTTATAAAAAATAGGAGGAATACTCATGGCAAAAGACAGAACTAACATGGTTTCACTTTTGGATATTGGAAGCCTTATGGGTGGATCGACTGAAAAGCTTGCTGAAATGGGTGACGGTTTCACAGAGCTTACAGAAGACTGGGGACCTAACACAGAAAGCACACAGTACGTAAACATGAAAAATGCAAGCAACTCTGTAAAAGGGTATGCATTTTCAATGTCCCCGGAAAGAGAACATTTGTCAGATGAAATGCAGACAGTGTTTAACGACATTTTCAAAAAGCTTCCAACAGGAGATCAGTGTGAGACATATTATTATCGCTTCTTTAAAGCTGATATTACAAGCGGATCGGGAGATTGTATTCGTATCCCGGTAACTGTATGTGCATCAAGCACTGGTGGATCAGGTGGTGATATCTTAAAGTCTACAATCCAGATTAATGGAAATGGAGATGTAGAACAGGGAACAATCACTATTGCTGGTGATGGATCATTCTCATGGGCGCCTAAAGTAAGCGCTTTGGCTTTGGATGAAGATTACCCAATTGCATAGGTGTTAATTATAAATTAGCATATGTGGGATGCCTACCTTTCCTTGGTGTCCCACATTAGGAAAGGATGTTAAAAATGGAAGAAATTAAATTAAGCAGTGGCATAAAAAAAATTGCAATAAAAGACGAAGACGGAGATCTTATTACAGTTATAACAGTAGATACAGCGAATGCAGACACAGCTAAGAAGTTTGCAGGTGTAATTGATAAATTAAATAATATATCTCAAAACTGTGAAAAAGAAGCCGCCGAATGGAGAAATAACCACAAAGACGATATGAATGTGGATGATATTAATGTGAATGCAGCATTAGAGCTTAACAGCATTCGTGTGAAATATCTTAATCTGATTACGGAAAGTATAGATGGGTTGTTTGGCGAAGATGCCATGAAACAGATTTACGGAGATATTGTCCCGGATGAACTTGCAATCGTGGAGTTTGTAGAGCAGGTTATCCCTGTTATGAATAAGCTTTTCAATAAACGTTTTGAACAGGTGCAGAACAAATACAATATTAAAAGACGTGGGGCAAAATAATGAACAATGTCATGCTGGACAATTTGCCTACTGAATGGAACGGATACAAAGTAAATACCGATTTCCGCATAGGTATGCAGATTTATATTTTGCAATATGACAAAGAAATGAATGAGTACGAGAAAACAACTTCTATTCTTTATCTTATGTTCTCTGATGAATACGGAGAACTTAGAGACCATCCACAGTACAATGAGTTAAATGAATGTATTTCCTGGTATTTAAACGGATGGTATCACGACAATACCGGCAGTAGTAAAAATACAAAGCGTTTTATTGACTATGATGTAGATCAATGGAGAATATACGCAGATTTTTTGCAGATATACGGTATTGATTTGTCCGTAGCAGATATGCACTGGTGGAAATTTAATGGCTTGATCTGGAATATGCCAAGAAGATTATCTTCTCTCATGGAAGTAATTGAGATTCGACAGAAGAAGATTGAAAAGAACATGAGTTCCAAGGAAAAAGATGCAATCAGAAACGCACAGAATAAATATGCTTTGGAACAGCCAGAAAAAGAGTATACCAGCGAAGAAAAAGAAAAGATAGACGATTATGATCGCATGATGGAAGAAATAAGAAAGCAGAAAGAAACAGAACAGGAAGCATTGAAACAGTTTAAGAAATGAGGGTTTTAGCATGGCTGAATATGATGGCGAAATCAGAATAAAAACGTTGATTGAAAATGGAGAAGCATCAAGTAAGCTCATGCAGATGGAATCACAGTTTCAGAAGCTTGCAAGAGAAGCTGATAAGTTATCCAAGACACTGAAAGAGCTGGCAAGTCAGAAGATTCCAACAGAGGAATATAAGGCTGTGCAGATGCAGATAGAAAAAGATACTGCTTCTCTTGATAAACTTCTTGCCAGAATGGATAAATTCTTAGAAACAGGTGGAAGCAGTAAAAGCACAACCTTTAAAAGAATGCAATACGATGTTGAGGAATTAACAAACTCAATTAAATATGCAAAAGGTGAGCTTGCATCAATGGAATCTTCCGGAACTGCTTTTATAGATCCTACAACTACAGAAGAATATAGCAAAGTATCTGAAAAGCTTCTTGATGTACAGAGCAAACAAGAGGTTCTTAATCAGAAGATGAGAGAAACAGTTTCCAATGAGAAATCTATTGGTTCTGGAGCGAAAAACATTGAAAAAGTAGGAAAAGCAGCAAAAAAATCTTCTGGCTTAATATCTGACATGACAAAACGAATAAAGCAGACAGTAGTTAGTTTTGCAATATTCGGTGCGGTTATGAAAGTATCTCAGACCATATCCAAGGCATTTACAGAAGGTATACAGAACATGGCAAAGTATTCTTCTGAATTTAATGGAAAAATGTCTGAAATGGCAAGTGCTTCGGCTACATTGAAAAATTCTATTGGAGCATTGACAGCGCCTATCATATCTGCATTGACACCAGCAATCGTAACTTTATGTACATGGCTTACAAATGCCATTAATGCTATGAATAGATTTATTGCAGCTATAAGTGGAAAAAGCACTTGGACAAAGGCAAAGAAGCAGCAGGTTGACTATGCGGCATCTCTTGATAAAACATCCGGTTCTGCCAAAAAAGCAGCTGGAGCATTGGCGGCTTTTGATGACTTGAATGTATTACAGAAAAATGATTCTGGAAGCGGTAGCGGTGGATCTGGTAGTGGCGGATCTGATTTATATGAAGAAGTCCCTACTGGAAAAGAATTATCAGATAAAATCCAGCCATTTATAGATTATTTAAAAAAATTAAAAGTTTCTATAAAAAATGGATGGGATGAAACCTGGAGCAATTTAGATGTTTCTTTACAATTTGATAATATTAAATCCAGTATAGAAAGCATAAAGAATTCATTTTTAAATATTTTTTCAGATAGTGAAGTTTCTGCATCTGTTGACAATTTTGCTATGACTTTTTCAAGGTCACTTGGAAGCATTTCGGCATCTGTAGTAAGCATAGGTGCTACCATAGCAGAAAATCTTCTTGGTGGGATATCTATTTATCTTGAAAGTAATTCTGAAAATATAAAAAATTATATTATCGACATGTTTGATATAGCATCTGATATTTCAGTGCTGGCATCACAGGGAGCAGATGCATTCGCAAATGTATTTTCTGTATTCGGGGATGAAAACGGACAGCAGATCACAGCAAACCTGATTCAGATTTTTTCGGATGCATTCATGATGGTTACGGAGAATGCGGCAAAATTTGGAAAAGATATTATCGATTGCATCGTGACACCTTTTGTAGAAAATCAGGATGCTTTAAAAGATGCGTTAGATGGACTTCTTGGTGTGATTGCGGATTTAACAACGACTATATCAGACGGTGTACAGCATGTGACCGATAAAATCACAGAATTGTACGATGAACATATTCATCCGTTTATCGAAAATGTAAAAAATGGAATGTCAGAATTAATAGCAAAATTTCTTGAATTCTGGAACACTTATGTGCAGCCTATTTTACAGAATCTGGCGTTAATGTTTGAGGATACCTATGAAAATCATTTAAAGCCTGTGTTTGATAATATTTTCGAAATAATGGGAATCGTAATAGACATACTGAACGATTTATGGACAAATATTTTACAGCCGATTATTGCATGGATTATTGAAAATGTGCTTCCGGTAATTCTGCCGATTATTAAAAACCTGAGCCAGAATATAAAAGACAGCGTCGATTTTATTTTAGATCTGATCAATTTTTTGCTGGCAGGGGTAAAACTTGTATTCGCCGCAATTCATGCATTACTTACGAAAGACACAGACAAAGCATTACGCCAGACAGAAAAATCGGTAAAAGATTTTGTGAACAGTGTTATCCAGATGTTTGAAAATATGGTAAACCGTGTTATTAATGGTATCAATTCATTAATTTCTGGCTTTAACAGCATTGGATTTGATTTACCTGATTTTTTGGGTGGCGGATCATGGCATCCAAGTATTCCGACAATTCCTACTGTAAATCTGCCTCGTCTTGCCAACGGTGGCGTAACAACCGGAATGACACTCGCGGAAATCGGAGAAGCCGGAAAAGAAGCTGTCCTGCCGCTTGAAAATAACACCGGCTGGATGGATGACCTTGCATCGAAGCTTGCAAGCAAAATGCCGGACTACAGCGGTGCAAAGACAGTAGTACTGGCGGTGGATGGTAAAGAGTTCGCAAGAATCAATCTGCCATATTTGCAGGATGAAGAAATAAGACTTGGGATAGCGGAGGGATAAGATGGTACATAAGTATACACAAGGACTTATCATTGATGGAATTACATATAATATCCCTATGGTTTCTATTCAAAGGACTTTGGATTTCTTGGAAAAGTATGCAGATAGAACAGAGGACGGAGATATTCATATTGAGAGTATAGGAATCTATAAGAACTATACAATTTCAATTGGCACAATAGCCGATTCGGGACTTTATGATAAACTGATGGATCATATAACAGATTGTGAAAACAGATTCCATCATGTATCTTTACCGGATGCAAGCAAGCAGTTTGATTTCTATGGGTATTTTTCATCAATTAAAGATGAAGTAGAAAAGGTATTTGACAACGGAGCGAAATATAAAGGCTTGTCTTGGAAAATGACGAGTAAAAAACCATTTAAGACACCGTAAGGGGGCATTTATGAGAACATATTGCAGGGCAGAAATGAAATTTATAGATGTTACCGCATTATCAGATGCCACGGTTACGACAGATGATAACCAGGGCATAGGTTCAGTTGAGTTGTTTGCAGACCAGACGGAACAGAAAAGTTATGGGACTTTTGAACTGAACCAATTTGTGCTAGATGGAAGTAAAAGCGTATTGACGGAAAATCCGAAAGACATTGCATTTTGGAATGATGCGTTATCGAAGGAAGATTGTACTTTTGAAACAGATCCTAAGATTACAGTCACGTTCCAAGAG